CGTAGGTTACACAATATTAACACTCAATACACACAACTGACACATATTTAATTAAACATTTATAAAGATTTGGAACACCTCTGTCACAACCTAACCAAACCCCTTGGTATCACTGACGCGCTTCTTTGTCTTTTTATAGTCACAAACATACACAACTGCATCAGTGTTGTAACAGAATCGTCTCACCTCTGAGTAGTCCTCAAAGTGGTGTGATTTACCATCTAATTCAACTCTATAATAGTGTCTATCATATGGTTGATCTGATGTAAATGTATGTGATTGTGTTGGTGTTATCATTGTTCCATATGTGTACAGTATGCTTGATCAACCTTGCATAGCTCATCATATAGTCTTTGATTTCTCTCTGATCTATCAATCTTTAGTGTTGTTCTTATCAATGTCATAAACACTAACCCTATGACAATGTATAGTATGTAAGGTTTCATGATTGTGTAGTGTAATCAATTTCAATTTCGTATGTATCATCATATAGTTCATTGTCCATGTCCTGATCATTCATCTCTCTGATAAAGTCTTCTTCGTTCATGGTATATGTGTTGACTATAGTATATTATACATGACAATTAACAAAGTGTCAACGTTTGGGTTGATCTTTTAACCACCAGTAGTTAACATATGCTTTGTACTGGTGAGACTTAAGCTTATGCTTACGTATGTGATCTTTCATACGTTCTTCACCATAGTACTGGTCAAACCATGCCTTGTTCAATCTATCTTGTATTTCTGGCATTGGTTCAAAATAGTAAGGAAACTTATGTGCTATACCCATATGTGGGAATAGATCTTTCTTACGTGATTGTACTATGGTGATCTTAGTACTAGACTTCGCCTTTGATGTCCCTGTCTTGGTAGAGGTCTTCAAGGTTGTCTTTGCCTTTGTCGTTTGGGTTTTCCGAGTCAATGACCCTCTGGATTTCTTGACGGATGACTTTGTAGATGTCAACTCCTTGAGATTCTCCTTCAGTGCTTTCGCTGTTGTTGACTTCCTCATTGTGGTTCATCCTTTTCCATCCTATCAATTGCAGTACTCATTCTATCAAATAGACTCTCTGTTCCTTGAATATTATCAAGATGAGATAGAATACTACCGAGTTCCCTTACTACATAAGGTTTCTCTACTCTAGCTGCAAATGCAAGTGCATCACGTAGATGTGTCTCTGCTTTCTTGAGACTTTCTGTTGTTTGTTCTGATAGTGCCATTGGTCTGATTTGATTGATTGTTATCGTACTTGTTCAGTACAATTACTGGTGCAATTACACGATAGTATTCTTCCCATAGTTCTTTTGGATTAGGATGAAACTTCATTTGCCTTTAGGATACTTTCTCATAGTGTTGATCTTATGGAGTATGACCTCAGCATCAGATAAACGATCTTCGTTCTGTGCCTTGATATACTCCATGATCAATGCCTTCATTGATTCATCAACCTTCTGTGATTTCAAGGTATCGTCTTCTGAGTTCATCTTCATGAAAGAATATGGTAGGTTCATCCTCTAGCATTTCTGGATTCATCCACTCAAAGAATTCATCTGCGAGTGCAAGTGCTGAATCCATATCATTAGTTGATAGTAGATCTTTAAATCTATCTATCACATAATCATAGATGTTGTCACGTTGACCTGAGATACGTTCTGTAGTCTCTTCGTCAGTGGTAAAGAAGTAATCCTTCATAATTTAGTGCCAAGAATGATGTTGTTAAGGTGATCGTAGGATACGAATTCTACGTCTTTAGGCAACAATGAGATTGCTGCAGCTGCGAAGTCATTAGGAAACTTCTTGAACATTCGCCAATACTTGATAGTATCGTCGTAGTCCAGATCCTCATGCGGTAGCACACGGATTTCAAACACTCCACGAGTATATCTATTCGGAAATGGATTGATATACTCTCGTATGTGTTCCTTCAAGAGGTGCTTCATCTTCATTTGACGAACACCTCATAGTTACGCTCCTCACATAGAGTCTGAATGTCCTGTAGCATCCTGCACATATATGCAACATGCTCTGCATCCTCCTCACATGGTTCAAACTCATAAGAATGTTCCCAATCTACTGAGTTGTCTTTAAACACTGGTGCTCCAAACATATATCCTGTCTCATCAATCGCGTATGCGTTGCCATCAGCAACGATATAGTGGATTTGTGGCATTGGTTGAATAAGAGGTTGAGTACTAAGTCTAGTATGTATAATGGTATTTGTCAAGGGGTTACTTCAAATAGAGGTAACCACCCGCCCAATCGCAGTTCTCAAGTACATACTCACGATCTTTGATCACTCTTAGATCGTAACGTACATGCTTGGCAGGACCTTGCCATCCTGCAGGTTTATATACTTCTCCTGTTCTCTTATCAACAAATGCGTGTACACTGCGCTGATTGTTGACCATAATGATCTTGTAGTACTTACGACCTGACTCACACACGAAATCATAGTCAGGATTCTTCTTGATTTCTTCAATACGCTGTGTATAATACTGTACATCCCACTCCGACGATGCACTGTGTAACTTACGCTTATAACTCTCAACACTTGTGTGAATGTAATCATTCTTAAGTGCTTTACATAACTCATTTGTCCATACTAGGACGTTCTGAGCAATTTGCTTGCGTGCTTCAAGTGTTGATTGAGTCATAATGTTGTACCTTTGTTTGTATACTACTATTATACACGAGCATATTGCTCATGCTACTAGCTGTGTGACACTAATATTACTGGCACAACGTGTCTATACTATTGACCCATGTCTGCTTTAATAGTTCTGATACCTTTGTACAAATATAATCATCGTTCTCTATGTTCTTTCCTCCTTGTTGGTGTGCGAATAGACAGTTGTCTGAGTTTAAGTGTGCCTTAAAATCCTCCTTCGTAAACCACACTAGACGTGCATCTGTCTCTTCTTTGTTAATACCAAAGAATACCAGTATCTCCCAATCCTTCTCACGAGATACATGGTTAATAATAAATGAGTCTTTCTTGACTCCTCCTTTCTTGTTACGTGTAGCAAGTGAGAACTTAATCTCTGTGAGTACATCATTTACCACACGATCATGTCCTGCAGTAGATGTCTTTGCGCGTTCTACTGTGTGTCCTTCTCCTTTTAGATATTTGGTTACAAATCTCTCTCCAAATTCTCCCTTTTGTTTAGGTGACATGTGTACATATCCCTTAAATGGAGTGTACTCCCACGGATCTTGCGCATTTGACATAATATAGTCGCGGAGACTACCATCATTGAAGCAAGCATTAAACATAGTGGGAGGACGTAACTTCATTTATTATAGTGCATCCAAGTCTCTGCGTGCATGCATAGTGTACAGTTCATCAACTGTCACTTCTAGCTTTGACGCTTCCTGCTCTAGTGTCATATCATTCAAGTGTGACTCTAATTTAGTATATAATTTAGAGTGATTAGAATGATAGTCTCCCATCATCAGATTCATAATATATCTGATCTGTGTATATGTGAGTGGCACTTGTTCCATTACTTTAGTCTCCTATAGTAACGATTCAATCCAAAAGATCTGTTGTAAACAAGTTTCTGTCCCTTTCTCTTACCATCTTTCTTATATCCATCATAGGATATCTCTTCTGGTGGATTGTAAGAATTAAGGTAGTTGTAACCTATTTTCTTTCTTCCTTCATTTGTTTTAAGAAGATTTGTAACCTCTTTAGAAGTAAGGTTTAAACTTGCAGTTCTCCTTAGAGCTGCGTCTGTGTCGTTAATTGAGTACATAATAATTAGAATGGGCAATCGTCAGGTACAACATACTGTGGTTCGTCTCCTGACATCCACTTAGTACGTTGCTCATCCTGCCATTTCATGTGTTCAACACGCTTGATCATTTCATCAACGTGTTCTTTCTCTTGCATTTGAATAGTAGTTAGATTATTCTCATACTGGTAATCTGTCCAGACAATATCATAATAGTATTTCATGCTAACTCCAAGTCAGATAGGAAACACTCTACTGTCATCATTTCATAGTCCATGATGTCTGTCATTACAACAGCATAGTTGTTAAGTGGTTGATATACTACCACATGACCAGTAAGGTCATCATGTATCTTAGATTTGACGTTAGAACCAAGTTTGATCATAATGTAATCTGTTTAGTATACACATATTATAATGCAATACAATAACATGTGCAACAATAATGTGACACTAGCTTAACTGTCCACTAGTTTAACTGTTGACCAGAGATGCTCAAAGATACAGATATTTACTGCTCTTACTGTTGCCTCTGTTCCCTTAATAGTTAGAGTGAAGTAACTAGTTGGTGTGTTAGGGTGTAGATGAGATCTAGTTGCGAAGCATATGCAGTTAACATATCCTCTGTATCCATCAACCTCTACGAGATCACCTCGTTTGAAGTGTAGATCACTCTGTTTCATCTACCTCAAAGTACTTGCGGTCTTTGTTCTCTACCTTAGGTAACCTAAACATTTCCTTCAAGTCATTGAGATCAGTGAGTTGTTTCTGTAAATTGTCAATTTGACGTTGTAGAATCTCAAAGTTTCTATCATTGTTGTTTTGCATCATCAGCATATTCTGGATTGCCGATTTGAATTCTTCTTCGTTCATCTGCGTTAATCAGGGATAGTTGACGTTGTAGTTCATATTCTACTACAATAAGGTGATCTTGTAAATACTTTTCAAATTGATTGTCTTGTATGAGAGTTTGTATATCATTGATATGCATGAGTGCCTTAAGCATTCTCTCTTTCTCTGTTTTCATTAGAATCTATTTGGTATAGTATTACGCATGAACTCCATGGTTCTTGCATTTGGTGTCATGTACTTTGCTGCCATGACTTTTTCACTTTCAATAGCATCACTTTCATCTGGATTAGTATGATGTGTGACTTCTCTTAATGTCTTAAGATATTCTAATACATGTTTCCTGATCTCCATGAGTTCATCAAAACATCCTTGGTTATGTGCACAACCTCTTAATTGATGGTCAGGTGCCAGAACTGACTCTGTGAATAAAGCGAGTGCTCTATCATATTTCACTTCGGGTGTTTCCTTTCCTACCGAACCTTGATCTCTCATAGTTTTAATGTAAGTATTTTATATATCCTCCTCACTGCCTTGAACGTCTTGAATGTCACAAACTGGAACTTCATGTTGACCACCAATTAGATACCATGGCATTTGTTTTCCATGATATTCTGGGTGTGCATTATATTCTGTTGTGTATTCTCTTTCTCCTAGATACTGCATTTGATCAGCAGGAATCATATGATCCCTGAGTATTGCTTGCAGTTGCAAGTGTTGAAGCATCCAAGGGTCTGGTACGTTCATTGATGAGTGATAACTATTTCTATTTTATCACAATTTTTATAGTTGTCAACCTGGTGGTGTAGGATCTGCGTTCTCGTATGGTATCGTTCCATCTGGTTTGAGAATATATGCTCTTATATAATGATCTGCGTCTGGTAAATTCTGTGGTTGTGGAAACCATTGCTCACAATAGTCTGATGCTATCTTTTCTGATGGGAAATAATAGTATATGTATTCTAATTCAAATATTCTATCAATCTCTGCCTCTGGTATGATACCGTCATAGTATGCAAGTACAGTTGCTTTCTTATCTGTTGCAAGTGTATGATACTTACTGTTGTCAATAACTATCATATGCTGATCACTTAACTTTGCATAGTCAGCAGCAAGCATGTCTTTAGTTTTAGGATTTAAAGATATTAGTGGCATAATTATTCTCCGAAATCACCCTCATCAATCATCTTAAGTATATCATCTAGTGTATCACTACCAGTGTTTGGATTGATACTACCCATGGGTCTAGCAATACGAGTTACTGGCATTTCATCAATATCTATTGTACCTATTGCTAGTGCGAGATAGTTTACAATTCTAGTTGAGAACTTACTGTATACTGATTGTGGTATAGTATAGAAATGTGATACATCATCAAGATAAGTTAAACCATCAGCAAGTTTAGCATGCTTTGTTGGTGTAATAGGAAATACTACTGTGCTGGCACTCTTATTTTTCTGATCCGCAGGAATATCCCTTAGTTTCTGTCTATATGTTTGCCACTGTGTTTTCTGTTCTGCAGTGACAGGTGCGTCTCCGAGCTGTGTCCAATCACTGTCCATGAGTAAAAAGTTTCTAATTAATGCAACTTTAGTCCAGTTGAGTATCGAAGTTTGTGCAAATGATGCTGCTAATGCACGTTCTAAATCGTTCTCTTGTCCTTGTCTGTATTCTGTAAACTTCTCAATTAATCTAGTATTAAGATCAGCGATCTCTGTTGTAAATGGTGTTAGGTCAAACTGATACGAAATCCATTTATATACTCCAGTCTTTTGATTACGTGAGTATTTGGTTTTATTCATTCTTGAAGTACCATCTTTGTACTGCACAAATACTTCTAATTTATCATTATCAGAATCCCACATAGGATATAATATTGGAACTATTTCCTTAGTCCAATAATCATCGTCTATGGTTTTCATTATACCTTCATACTGAATAGACTTGTCAAAGGCATTCAAGTATAGTGAAGTTGATGATGGTGATGCTATAGTTGCCATTTATAATGCCTTGATTAAATACTTTACCCTATGGTATTTAGTTATGAGAGGAATGTCATTTTCTGCTGATACAGTAGCGATTGTTGTAATAGGTGTAGATGATGACATTGTGAACTGCCCATCTGTTACTGTTAATGCTGCTTGAACTGCTGATACCTCTCTTCTAACTTGATCAATACCAGTATCAGCGTTGATAGGTTGTCCACCTTCATCTAAGTTACCAGTAAGAGTAGCACCACCAGTTGATATAAACTGTGTCTCAGTTTGAGTATCATAGAATAATGTGATAGCAGCTAAACCATAATTATCATCGTTAGCACTTGCAGTTTGGTATACAGGTCCTCGATCTTGTTCTAAAATTAATGTTACACTTGGATCTCTAATTGCATCTGCTTCAGCAACGTCAATTTCTACTGCTTGCCAAAGAGGATCAACATTTGCTGCCAACAATATCTGACTAAACAACGTGACAGTATTAGATGTTCCTTTTCTGTAAAATACATTTAATGCTTGATCTGGATTCTCTCCACCATTTTGGTCACTACCACGAATAACAGTAAATCTCATTTTCTTTACTTGTGTAAAATCAAATGTTCCTACTTCTAATTGTCTTTTTCCAGCAGCATCAGTCGCACTACCTTTAAATTCAATATATTTTTGTATTTTAGTCAGAGTATTATATGGAATAGCAGAATTAGCAAATCCTACAGTGCTTCCAGTTCCTTGACCAAATTCTCTTTGTTTGATAGCAGGGTCAGTTGATGATTGCCATACGTTAGCAATAGAAGCACTACCTATAGGATTACCATCACTATCACATTCATAATATCTTCCTGCTGGATTTGTAGTTCCACCTGGCACTGTTGTTCCTTCCTCTTGTCCAAAGTAAGTTATGTTTATAGATCCTGATCCTCCATTGTCTCCTTCTCCACCACCATTACCAGGACCTTGCAAAGTATATGTAACAGAGGTAGCAAGACCGCCACCAAATGATAAGTTAAGGTCGCCACCTTGTCCGCCACCACCACCAGTGTTATCAAAATATTCAGTGACATTTGAGAATTGTATTTTTACATATCCTCCAGTGCAAGGAAGTGAACCTTGACCATCTTCTGATACTGCTCCAACCCAATAAGTAGTTCTGTATGCAGATATACCTCGTGTTCCACCAGTACCACCACCGTTACCATTATGTCCAACACCCGCTTGTCCACCGATACCACCAGCTGGTGAACCGATGACACCACAGGAGGATCCACCACCTCCACCTCCACCAGCAGTACAACCACCAGTAGAACCAGAACCACCATTTGCAAAGTCTAAAGCTCCTGATGTTGCAACTAATCCTTGACTAGGTCCTTGTGCGTCACCACCAGCATAGCAACCATCAGTAGTTCCACTACCGTTGTAACCACCACCTGATCCTCCGCCAGCACCACCACCGCCAGCTCCAGCGATTGCAACACCGTCTAAAAATAAACCTGATACTCCACCACCTGATCCTGCAGATGCACCATTACCCCATGCACCTTGTCCACCATTTCCAGATACAACTCCAGTAGCACCAAGAACACTACCAGCAGTTCCACCTGGTTCATATCCATTACCAATACCACCTGGCCAGTTATCCCATGGTTGTCCTGTAGCAGGGTCATTACCTGGTGTTCCTCCAACAGTATTTCCTTGTCTAGTATTAAAACCAGGATTACCACCCTGTCCTAATTCCCAAGATAATGTTCCAGCTGTTGCTGCTATTGAACCTATTAATCTTGCACCTCTACCACCATATCCACCATTAGCACCACTTTTACCTGATATTGTGGTAGGCCAACCTGGCCAAGATGAACTACAGTTAGATCCTGAGTTTGCATTACCAGCACCTCCACCTCCACCTGAGATTTCAATTGTTATGCTTCTACTTATTTCTCCAGAAGCTGGTGCTGGTATTGTCCATGAACCATTAGATGTATAGATTGTCTCTGGGTCAGTATTACTTACACTTTTTAGTTGTGCTGTTCCATTACCACCTGTCATAAATGCTCCTGATGGAATATTACCGACAACACCACCACCAAGTGAGTCATTAAGACCTGTTCCTGGTATTCCACCATTATCTCCATCATCACCAACAGTTTGGTTAAAGTTAAACCGTGAATCATTTAATAATGCTGCTGGAATTATAAATCCTCCTCCAGATCCTCCAGCACCACCAGCAGATCCTCTTGTTCCACCGCCACCACCTACAGCTCTAATAGTGTAAAATGTACCATCAACAGTTATACCAATCTCAGCATATCCACCATTTAGTCCATCATTGTCACTATCTGCACCACCACCGCCAGGTGATCGCAAAGTAACACTACATCCTGATATTTGTCCTCCACCAGCATCTGGAATTGGTACAACACCACCTTGTGGTGTGTCAATAACAGTCTCTGATATAATAAATGAGTTGCCAGGTATGTCAAATTCTATTGCTTTACCGCCAACTAACGTGTTGTTGTCTACGACATATGCTCTTGGTGCTTGTGTAACTTCTTGTTCTGCAAAATAACCATTTGCTAATTGTACTGTTACACCAACTCCACCAGCTGTTGCTTGTTGTGGTGTCTCTCCATCTCTTGGTTCTACACTAAATGCTTGGAGTCCAAATCCTGTTGATACTATAGTAAAATTGCCAGCAAATTCTGATGGTGTTGCTTGATTTATAGTTACAATATCACCAACATTAAGATTATGATTACCATCACAATTTACTGTTATTAAATCAGTAATAGAGTCATAAGTAATAGATAAGACATTTACAAATGGTGATTCTGATATCATATATTGATATTGTTGACCACCAGTAGTTCCTAATGTATCACCAATTCCATTACTATTACCATATGTTGCTGTCAATGAGTTCTGTAATGGTACACCAATTAAACCATGTGAGTGACCCAATGCCTGTCCAGCAGATCCATTTGGTTCAAATAAATTAATATTTGCTCTAGTAGTCACATAGTTTACAGCAAACTTATCGACCTCTACAGTTCCTAGTTCTGCTAACTTTGTTTCGTCAACTTCTACTGTTAACATTCTATGATTATGTGTTGGTGGAAATGGGAAGATATAATCATCCATAGGTCCTATCTGATATTTGACAGTTCCTGTGATATATGCAGAAATATCTGCAGCTATGTTGTTATACCCTGTAGTTTTTACATCACCAACAACAAAAAAATCTCCACTATTAATTAACGTATCTTTTGGTATATACCACGTACCACCAGTTTGTCCAACAGAGTTGTTAACTGCATTTTCTGGTGTTGATGTTCCTGCTCCGTTGACGTTACCAAATCCAAGTATCTTTCTTTGTCTATAATCTGGTAAATTAAATGTTCCAATATTATATGGATAGTCTTGTAAATTATATGATTTTTGTACAACAAGATCAGGGTGTACAGCACTACCAACAGCACCAATTGCAATTGATCCATTCATCGCAGCATGATTTTGACAATTATAATAAAGAGTAACTCCTGATAACGTAGATGTATAAAGTGTTGCTACACCACTATTGTTTGGACTACTACCAGCACCATTTCCATTTACTCCATATAAAGTAGATGAAGTCTTTTCTGGAAGTTGATTAGCAGTTCCAGTGCTATTTACAGTTTTGACAAGAAATGGATGATCAGCATTTGTAGTAACAGTAAATTGAATTATATCACCATCAGCAAAAGTAAGAGTAGGATTCTCACCAGAAACAGGACCGTCTCTATCTTCACCGTTTATATTCCATGAAGTTTCACCTGTATTAGTAACCGTAAGTGCATATGATGCAGCATTATTAGAACCAGATGTAAAATCTATAGTATAATCAGATTGGTTGATTGCTGTTAGATCAACGGTATTGCCTAAAATATCAGTTGGAAATACTACCTCATATGCAAATTCATTTGCAAAATTATATGCACTAACGTCTTCTGTTGGTTCTTTTAATTGATAGAAGGTAGTTTGATTAAAAATACCAGTAATTGGAAATGATCCGTAAGGATTAGTTCCAAGAGAAAATCTAAACACCGCACCATATGGATATGGTCTTTTTACATTTACTTTGTTATTTGTAGAATCGTAATTAAAGTTGAAAAATAATTTATTGTTTATAAAATATGACCTCCTCAAACCACCAGGTTGTGCTGTTTGAGTTATATTTTGTGATGCAGCACCACCATATCTATTTTTAATAATACTGTATAATTCTGGATAATCACGAATCTTCAACTCTTTTCCATCACAATATAAATGCTGTGGATATGAATACTCAGGATCCTCTGATGCCATATTAAGATCAGCAAAAACAGGAAGAACTGTTCCGACAGGAGAGTGATTACCTGTTTTGTCGGAATAATAATTATCGTATGAATTCCTGTATGTTGCCATTTTAATATTTAATTAAAAATTCTTGAACTAAGAATGGTTGTATAAAACCATCTGCTTTATTTTCTGTATTTACATCAATGTTAATTGTTGATGTTATTGAATCTGCAGGAATATAGGTTGGTTTTGTTACCACATTCCATGTATGTGCATCTTGATTAAATGGAACAAAATGTTTATGTATACATTCATTACCAAAATCTTCTACATCAACCACAGTATTGTTGAGTGCACCATAAGTTACAGTGTTTGCTTGTGAATCAAATGGAAGTTGAGTTGCAGAATCCACAGTCAATGGTGTATAGTTAGGTGCCACTTTAGAATATATGTTACCTCCTCTAATAGCAGGGTTAGCATATCCATCACAGTCTGATGCTCCAATACCACAAGAACCTGTAGTTTTACAAGTCATTTCACCTTGGTATTCCATATTTCCACAAAATCCGCTATGTGGATTTTGATCTGAGCGATAATATATTGGAAATCCGTTCTGATTTCCAAGAGTTGAACATCCAAATTGTAAGATGGTTCCTGTTGGATTTCCACTTCCATCAGAATTTAACTCAGGAATATTACCAGGTATTAAACACTTCTTTTGTTGATCAAAAGTACAACC